TGTGTATGACATATACGCCACTTCCACTTCACCGGTATCCGTTACACGGAGAATATTAGAAGGTATGATTATAGTAAGACCTGCGGTAACGAGATAATATATGTCAGGTTCATTGGATACTAGTGATATTTTGGTAGTGATAGACACAGGAGATAATTTAAGTGTAAATCTACAACCACCTGACCAATATGCAGTATCTATAACGGCAGGCGACACGTATGTGGTAAACTTAGATTTACCGAGTACAATTGTTTCTACACAAGCTGACTCATTCTACAGAGTTGCAGATTTTGCCGTTACGGCAAGTTACGTATCTGGTGCTAGTAATTCTTGGGATGGGTTATTAGGAAAACCTGAAGGATTAATTTCCTCTTCGACGCAAGTAAATTATACACAACTACAAAATATTCCTGTGGGAATTATATCCAGTTCTACGCAAGTTAACTACACGGATATACAGAATAAACCCACATTAATTGCATCTGCATCATATGCACAGAATGCCGTAAGTGCTTCCTATGCGTTAACTGCATCTTATGTTAGTGGTTCCGTTAGCTCGTGGGACACTCTCACAAATAAGCCACCGGGACTGGTGTCGTCTTCCACGCAGGCGGCAGGATGGACTGTTGAGTCTGCATCATTTGCAAGTAAAGTACGAGGGACAGTCGAAACATCACAGTTATCAGTATTAACAAATACGCCGACAACTGCAACAATAATATCATCTTCGGTAAAATCTGGTGTATTTGCGGCAACAGAAATCATAGATCCTCCGTTCTCCTCAATTCAACACAGTGGTGTATCAGTTGAATATGTGGCACAACGAACTGGGGCATTGCGAGCCGGAGCATTATATGCTACTTGGAGTGGAAGTAGTATATCATACACTGATGTATCGAATACTGGTGTGGGGGATACAAGTGATTTATCGTTTAATTTCATACGAGTGGGAAATAATATATTACTAAGAGCATATAGTGCGGGATTAGGATCTGGTGCATGGACTATACAATGTTTATTTAAAATGTTTTCCAATGTAACCTGATATTTATATATAAACTATTTTGGAGATAGTGCATGGCAAATGAATTTATAGCACGCAACGGACTAAAAGTACTTGCGTCTGGGATAGAGATAACTGGATCTAGTAGATTTAGTACAGACGTAACTTCGTCTGGAAACATTAAAGCAACGGCATTTTATGGCAATGGTCAAAATGTCACCGGTGTTATTAGTTCGTCGTATGCAACCACTGCCTCATTAGCTACAAATAGTGTTGTAACTGCAAGTGGTGCTGGTAGCACTATTACGTTTACGAAGGGTGATGGCTCAACCTTTCCAGTAACAATTACGGTTGGAAGTTCGGCAACGGCTTCATATGTAGAATATGCAAATGTAGTCAATAAACCATCATTAGTTTCCTCTTCAGGACAAATTGATCATAATCTTACTACAAATTATGTAGCAAATCAACATATTGACCATAGCACAGTATCTATTACAGCGGGTTCTGGTTTAAGTGGCGGTGGTGACATTACCTCAACACGTACACTTACATTAGACACTTCATCGGTACACTTTTTAGATGGTGTTAAGAAAGAACTGAATACAGAAGGTGTCTTTAGTAGTTCACTCCAATTTAATAGTACCACTACACCATTTACTGGCTCGTTTACCGGTTCGTTTAAAGGCGATGGCAGTGGATTAACAGGAGTTGCAAGTACACTTAGTACTGCTGGAACTACTGGAACTGGCACGATAAACCTACAGACGCAGACATTAACTATTAATGGCGCCAACGGTGTTACAACAAATGCATCTGGTCAAACTATTACGGTATCAATTCCAGCCGGAACTATTAGTAGTTCAACGCAAGTAGATGTCCGTAACACTACGGGAATTGCCACACTTGCCACCACCGGTTCAAATACCTTCACGGGTGTACAGACAATCAGTGACACCACAAATAGTACAGCTTTCAATAATGGTGCGTTAATTGTTCAAGGTGGGGTGGGTATTGCCAAAGATGTGAACATTTCCGGTTCATTAACGGTAACGGGAATAGTAACTGCCGCAACAATGAGTACGCAGTATGTTACTTCCTCACAATATGTGGTTGGCGATAATAAAATTATAGTAAACACTGATGATATAACACGATTTGGTGGATTGTCGGTTAGAGACTCGGGCTCCAGTGTAGCAACTGCATCTATTTACTGGGACAGTTTAAATCATCATTTTATTTATGAAAACATAAGCGGTGCACCGTACAACAGTGCTATGTTTATTGCCGGACCAGTAAACACTAGTACATTAGGTAATGAAGTTGGATTGACGGCAGGTAGAGTTCCAGTTGCTTCTGGAACGGACCATATAGACAGTAGACCAGATTCAAGTTCAATTCGCATAGATTTCCCATCACGATTGACACATATTGAAGCCGGACTAACTGTTACCGGTTCAGTAAGTGCATCAGCATTCAGTGGCGATGGTAGTAATCTTACCGGCGTTGTTAGTACGTTAAGTGTAACAGGCTCACAGGGTGGTCAGGGGTCAATTAATCTTAAGACACAGGGATTAACAGTTGCAGGCGGAAATGGTATAGCAGCAACGGTCAGTGGACAAACAGTAATACTCAGTGGAAGTAATGCAACAACGACTGCACGTGGTGTTGCATCATTCACGAGTTCAAATTTCACGGTAACTGACGGCTCAGTAAGTACTAAACCCATTAATTTCAATGGCGTAGACCTCAATATTGGTGGTTCGTATGCATACGGTTTACAAAACATTACTCCGTATGGAGCAACTACTGCCGACACAGTAACACTGCAAGGTGGCGCAATTATTCAAGGAATATTGTATGCCTCTGGAAGTGCAACCATACCAAGTCCATTAAATTCTGTCGTCGTATCTCTTGCAACAAGCAGTTATGATGCGGCACATTTTGATTATGTACTTAAGAGTGGAACAAATCTTCGAACGGGAACGGTATTTGCTGTGTGGCAAGCAGGCACATCTACAGTGGAATTTACCGACACTTCTACGAATGATATTGGTGACACATTAAACGAAGTATTTACGGTAGATATCTTAAATGCAAATGTTCGACTGAAACTCTCAGGTGACAGTAGTACATGGACGGTAAAAACGTCTGTGCGTATGATTTAAGATACTTATAGTAGTAACACACCCCTTGGACAGTGAAGAGGATGGTGTATCAAAAATAATATAATTTACGATACAACATCTTCTCACTTCCAAGTGTGTGGTTTTCACATATTTGGAAGTGTCCTTTTATATGAGAGTGTGTAATGGCAAATGAATTTGTTGCAAGAAAAGGCCTAATAGTTTCTGGGAGTACATTAATTACTGGTTCTCTCAACGTAACCAGAGGAATTACTGGCTCTTTATTTGGTACGAGTAGTTGGGCAAACAATGCAATATCTGCAAGTTGGGCACCGGTTGTATTAACTGGCGTTGCCGTAAATATCGACGAAGATATTTTTGAAGGAAATGGTGTTACAACACAATACACGTTGTCTGACACCTATAATATCGATTCATTGACGGTAGTTGTTGGCGGTCTAACACAAACAAAAACTGTAGATTATTCATTAAGCGGTACCACGTTATCATTTACTTATGCACCGCCATCACAATCCAACATTATTGTCCGAGCACTATTAAATGCAACGAGTAATGCCATTGGAACTTTTACCGGTTCGTTTCTGGGAACCATTACATCGGCAAGTTATGCAGTAACCGCCAGTTATGCACTAAATGCCGCCGGCGGAACTCAAGGAAGTGGCGAATCTTTTCATCCATTTTTATTAGCGGGGTTGTAATACTATGCCAACATATAGAGTATTAGGACAATTGAATCCTACCTCTGGATCTTTACAAACATTATATACTGCTCCACGAGAAGCAGTAATTTCGACACTGGCCGTGTGTAACGTTTCAAGTAGTGTTGCAACATTTCGCATGGCCGTGCGTCCGGGAGCAGAGAGTATTGCAAATAAACATTATGTATCGTATGATACGACAGTTAATGGAAATGATACGGTATTATTGACAATTGGCATGACCCTTAGTGGGTCGGATGTCGTTTCAGTGTTTGCAGGGTCCAACGGTCTTGCCTTTAATTTATTTGGTACGGAAATATAAGATATGTCAAGTATTAATCTAAATTCGTCTACGGTCACAAATAAAAATGTGGTACAATGGGTGTACCCAATATCACCAGATATACCAGAAACGCAATCATGGGTCCGTCCATCGGATTGGCTAAGTTTACCAGAATTATCACCATCAGAACAACGTTTTGTTGGATTAATGGCAATACCTGACAGAACCGATAATTATGTAGCACTTACGGTATCTGGAAGTTACATAATAGATTGGGGAGATGGTATTATAGAAAGTATGTCATCGGGTGTACGAGCGCAACATTATTATGATTATAATAGTATATCAAATAGTACAACAAGTAGTCGTGGATATAAACAAGTAGTTGTCAGCGTAATCCCGCAAGGTGGCCAGATTTTTACGTTATTAAGTTTACAAGAACGACACAACTTTCTAACCGGGTCTTCTGTGGTGTATGATACTGGTTGGTTAGATATGAATATTTCTATGCCATCCGCATCACGACTGAATTTATCCACCACATCACAGACGTTTTTCACAAAAGTGCTATCGAACGGAATGGTTGAACGAGTTAATATAACATCGAGTAATGTAACCGATGCATCATTTATGTTTAGAGAGTTTTATCAATTACAATCTGTAACATTTAATTCGTCTCAACCACTTAATACATTTACTTTTGGATTTTCGGACTGTTTTTCATTACAATCTGCGCCATTCATAAATACGACAAATTGTTCAGGATCTTTTGCATTTACTAATGTATTTCGTAACTGTCGTTCATTAATCAACGTTCCGATATATAACACATCGAATGTAGTTAACATGACCAATATGTTTAATGGTTGCAGAGCACTACAAACTATTCCATTACTGGATACATCAAGAGTAACAGATTTTTCTTCCATGTTTAATGGATGTAATACGTTACAAACAATTCCATTGTTAAACACAACAAGCGGTACAAATTTTACAAGTATGTTTGCTAGTTGCATTTCATTAAAAGAAATTCCATTATTAAACACAGAAAATGGTACAAATTTTACAGCTATGTTTAATGGGGCTAGTGCAATTGAACGCATTCCTCCCATAAATTTGTCTAGAGCAACAATCGTGTCTTCTATGTTTCAAAATTGTGCTCGCTTAATAGAAGTACCTTCGTTAAATACAAGACTTGTAACCGACTTCACACAAATGTTTAATGGGTGTTCAAGTTTACGAATTGCGCCATTTGTAAATACAATTAGTGCAACAAGTCTTCTTGCTACGTTTCAAAACTGTGCTAGTTTAGAAAAAGTTCCTCTATATAACACAGCAAATGTAACAGCATTTTCTTCAACTTTTTCGGGGTGCAGTAGATTAAAAACCGTACCCGATTTTGACACAAGAAATTGTACAAATTTTTCAGGTATGTTTGGTGGTTGTAATAGCCTAGTCAAAGCTCCAAATATTGATACACGTAGAGGTACAAATTTTTCCAATATGTTTAATGGATGTCAATCATTACTAGTTGCACCGGAGTATAATACAGCAAGTGGTTCTAATTTTAATTCTGCATTTTCAAATTGCTTTGCTTTATATAAAGCACCGTCGTGGGACGTATCAAGGGGAACGGATTTTGGTGGCATGTTTAATAATTGTTCGTCACTGAAAATTGTTCCAACATTGAATACAGTTAGTGGTAGTAGTTTCCTTAGTATGTTTAGAGGAGCAATGTTTCAAACGGCACCGTCGTTGAGTTTAAATTCTGCAACAAATTGTAGTAATATGTTTTTTGAATGTGCCAATTTAATAACTGTTCCACCGTATAACACCAGTAACGTTCTCGACGCATCTAGTATGTTTAGAGCTTGTACATCACTACAAACACTTCCGCAGTTAAATACGCAACGATGTAGCGCATTTAATAGTATATTTCAAGATTGTGTGTCGTTACGAGAAGTGCCGATGTTAATTTTTTCTGCATCCAGTAATAACACATTGGCATTTAGTGGATGTAATTCACTTGCCAGTGGTGCATTAGCGAGTGGGTCAACACGAGCAATTAGTTATGCAAACTGCAGATTATCATCGGGAAGTTTACGAGAAATTTTCACTTTTCTAGGAACTGCAGCAGGTTCGCAAATAATTACGATTACTGGAAATTACGGGTCGGCAAGTTTAAGTGCAGGAGATAGAGCAATAGCAACTGGAAAGGGCTGGACAATTGCGGGGTAATATATGAACACATCAGGCTTTTATAAATTTCAAGATAATGAATTATTTCATGGTCCAGCATTTGTGTATGGGCCTACCTTTGAACTATTAAGTGGTCAGAAAGATATTTATACATACCCAGTAGACGGATGGTACTGGTTTGATACCGAAGACGATGCCAAAATATTTTTTGGAATACCATTAACAACAGAAGAACAGAATGGCTGATTTTACAAAAATTTCCGGACAACAAATACGGGCAAATACGATACCAACGGAATCTATACAAAACTTTGATGGTGCAGTTACTCGGTCTGTATTATTGTCTGGAATTATTTCTGGATTTGTGTCATCGTCGGCACAGGTTAATACCGGCAGTTTCAGCGGTTCATTTACTGGAAACGTTATCGGTACCAGTAGTTGGGCAAATAACGTCACGTCGGCCTCAGTAACATCCCGTATCACTGGCGGTACCGCAAATTATATTCCATTATGGACAGGTTCTTCTAATAACGAATTAACGTCAAGTGTAATCTATCAATTACCAAAAGGTATTTTTATTGGATATGATACTACACCACACGTACATTCCCCAGAAGGGGAAACATTGGCGGTACACTCAGGTGAAACCGGTGTTAGAAATGTTATCTATGCACACGGTACAATTGATAGTGATTATAGAGTAAATATTCGAAATATTAGTAGTGGAGTATCTGCGTCCACAAACTATAAAGCAACTGCCGATACGGGGAATGATATTGGTGGATTTATAGAAATGGGCATTAATTCAAGTACGTATGCTCGTCTTGATCAAATCGGTGGTCCACTTGATGCGTATCTATTTTCAACCGGTAGTGATTTATTAATAGGTACATTAGGACCAGATTCACGTATTATTTTGTTCTCTGGACCGGGTGATGCTGATAATAATGCACGTGTGTATGTTGATGCCGGTGGAACTGTGGGTATCAATACCAATAGTATTACAACCGGTGATCCAGAATCATTGTACGTTGGTGCGTTAAATACGTCATCAATCAATCTTATTACGGCAGTTAGTAATGTAAATAATTACAGTCAGGTTAATTTAACAAATCAGAGTGCAGGAGACCAAGCATCCGCTGACTTCGTAGCAACGGCAAATAATGGTACAGAAACTACAAATTTCATTAACATGGGAATTAATAGTAGTGATTATGCTGTACTAAATGCGGTGGGTGGTCCAAATGATGCGTATTTGTATTCTACTGGTCGTATGTTACATATTGGTAACACCACTCCCGATGAACATATTATGTTTTTCGTGGGTGGCGAAGATGCAGAAGCAAATACGAAACTTATTTTGGAATCAAATAACCAACACGTATTATCCGGTTCATTAAATGTTACCGGAAGTATAAACGTATTACCAAACGTTATTAATAACTTAACATCATCATTTGCTATTTCTGCATCATTTGCACCAACGATATTACCGAACGGATTGGTATCAAGTTCAACACAAATTAATACGGGAAGTTTCAGTGGTTCATTCACCGGCACACTTATTGGTACGAGTAGTTGGGCAAGTAATTCGGTGTCAGCAAGTGCAGCAACGTCTATCACGTTCACACCTACGACAGCATCATTTGCACAAACTGCTTCGTTTCTCAACATACTGAATCAAACAGTCAGTGCCTCTGGAAACATAATTGCTGGCACAAATCTTATATCCAATAACTCTTCCGGCGACGAAGGTGGAGAAATTCTATTAGCAAAACCACAAACTAATAGTACAATAGCTGGAACTGGTGTAACGATTGACATTTTTCAAAATAAATTACGATTTTTTGAACAAGGTGGTAGTGCTCGTGGATTCTTCGTAGACATGACTTCCGGCTCCGGAGCAGCGGGAACCAACTTACAAGCAGCAGCTTCTGCCGTTTCCTCGTACACAAATGCAACCGATAATCGTGTAATAACATCAACGGGTGCGGGGGGAATAAATGCAGAATCCACCCTCACATACGATGGAACAGTATTAGCAATTAGTACTAATGGAGCAAAATTCTTTCAAGGTGGCGATGATGCGGCACTATATGACGTAAATACAGCAAATACATTAGGTATTCACGGACAACAAGATAGTACCGTTGGTGCTATTAAACTGGGAAGTAGTGGTCAAACTATCTACTCTAATACGACAGGCGTTGGTATTGGAACAATAACTCCGGGAACATTATTACACGTTCAAGGTAACGTATCGGCTAGTTCCTTTACGGGTTCATTATTTGGTACATCAAGTTGGGCAAGTAATTCGGTATCAAGTTCATTTGCAACGTCTGCAAGTGCAGCAAATTCTATTACCTTTACGCCTGCAACTGCATCGTTTGCAACAACGGCATCATATGCGTTGAATTCTGCTGCAGGTGGACTAACAGGCGGAACTACAAATTATATTCCATTGTGGACCAGTGCTACGGCGCAATCATCTAGTAATATATTCCAGAGTACTAATAATATTGGTATAGGTACTACGTCAGCAACACAACGGTTGACGGTGAGTGGGTCGGTAACGATACCACTGGGGACAGCATACAGAATAAATGATACGTGGTTAATAGGTAAGTCTTCTGTAACAAATGCAATTTCAATTGGTGCAGATAATGTTACAAGTGATATCTATTTTAATAGTCTAGCAGCATCTACGCCAAGTAATACCCCGATGTTTATAGCTGGTACGGGCAATGTTGGTATATCAACATTAACTCCTACCCAAAAATTGGAAGTTAGTGGATCAATCACTATCCCGCAAGGCGGTGCAGCATATAGAGCAAATAATAACTGGTTAATCGGTCAATCTACCAATACAAATACAATCAGTTTTGGTTCATCAAATGTTGTAAATGATTTTGAATTTTATAGCAATTCTCCAACAATAGCAAGTAAAATTGTATTTTTTGTTAGTACTAGTGGTGATGTAGGCGTAGGTGGAGCAGTACCTCGCGGAAGTAGATTGCATGTGCAAGGAAATGTATCAGCTTCATCATATACCAGTTCAATTAGTAATGCAGTAGGCTTCTTCGGAACGGCAAGTTGGGCACTAAATGCAGCATCAAGTACACCATTCCCATATGACGGAAGAACAACTCCTGCGGTAATCAGTGGTTCATTAATTATTTCCGGCAGTACGACACAAGGATTGTTCGTCACTGGCTCAACGACAGTTCTTGGAGCATTCCAAGCAACAACCAAGAGTTTCAGAATCGACCACCAACGATTGGCTGGTAAGAGTTTAATCTACGGTGTGTTGGAAGGTCCAGAACATGCGGTGTATGCACGAGGCAGAACAACCAGTACGTTTACTGGTACGGCATTCATCCAACTTCCAGAAGAATGGGAATGGTTAGTAGATGCAGCAAGTATTACCGTACAATTAACGCCAATTAGCGGCCCACAAGAAGCATACGTGGACAAAATAGAAAACAATATGATAACAATTAAGTCACGTTCGGCAATTGACTGTTTCTATCTCGTTCACGCAACTCGTAAGGACGTACCGAACTTAATTACGGTGGAGTAGTATGGCACAGTTATTAATTTTTAATCAAGATAACGTTCATGATGACCCAATTATCAATGAACGTGATTGTTATAAACAAGGGGATATTATTGTTGTTAAATCTGATGTCCATGAATGGGGGAGAGAAGAACATCCCTTCACGGCGTCAAATCCAAAATTTTGGATAGTCAGTGTCCCCCTTGTCTTATTTGAACAATTAGAAGTTCTCTCATCACAATATGTAGAATATGATGGGGAAACACCAATCGTATTATTACAGCGCATCTGGAAACTTGATGTTAGTTTATTGACGGAAGAAGAAAATACATTACTATCCACGGGGGTATTAACAGTAACCTCAGAAAGATTGTGTGAATGTGTGAAAAATAAAATTACGAACGAATTCTTGAGTATTAATTAATGCCTACGACTGTTGTTCATACGATTAAATCATCCGGCGGAGATTATTCATCATTATCTGCATGGGAAGCTGCACAACAAAGAAACTTAGTGACGGCAGATGAAATTGCTGTTGCAGAATGTTATGGATTTGTGGATACCACACTGACAACCATATCTGGATGGACTACTGGTGTCAATAATTATATTATTATACGAGCACATCCATCGGCAAAAGCAACACTACCACCAAAAACAGATGGTTCGCAATATGTACTACAATCCGGTAGTCCAGGAACGATGTTGTCGATACAACAATCCTATACACAAGTAGACGGTATTTACGTACATCATACAACGAACAATGCAAATAATAATGCAATTTTTGTGGGCAGCGGTGGTCTTACCGGAGTATTGATTAGAAATACGATAATGCGTAGCGGAAATAATGGAGATGTCGGTAGAGCATTTTTTGCTCAAGGGAGTGGTACGCCACGCCCTCGATTGCAGAATTGTGTAGGAATAATGATAGATGGAAATGGACGATCTGATCAAGGGGTGTTTCAACACGATAATTCAAACGTTGATTATGATAATTGTCTTGCTTTTACAATAGGACTTAGAAATGGATTTAGACCGTCTTCAGCAGACCCCACTGTGGTTAGAAATTGCATCGCGGCAACTGGAACCGGACCTGGATTCAGTGGTAGTGGATTCAATACCACATTTTCAACAAACAACGCAACAACGAGTGCAACTGCTCCAGGTGTAAATAATAGAACAAGTCAAACATTTAGATTTGTAGACAGCGCAAGTTTAAATTTTCATCTATCTACACTGGACACAGCCGCATTAGGATTTGGGACAAATTTAAGTACGAGTGCCACGGGTGCATTTTCTGATGACTTTGATGGAAAGTCTCGTGGAACTTTGTGGAGTATTGGACCAACCCAACCAAACGTCTCTACCCAGACAATATATAATGCAAAGTATGGTCCTAAAATTATAAACGACGGGTTAATATTAGCCTTAGATGCGGGAAATAGAAAATCGTATCCTAGTACTGGTACGACATGGAATGATTTAACGGGTAATAGTAATACGGGGACATTAACTAATGGACCCACGTTCAGTTCTGCAAATGGAGGAAGTATTTCCTTCAATGGAAGTACCCAGTATGTAGATGTGGCAAACCAAGCAAATTTTAATTTCGTAGATACTACATTTACCATAGTTACATGGTTACAGACATCAGCTACGTCGGGTTTATTTTTAACTAAGGGATATATCGTGGGTGGTTGGACGGTATCAATTGACAGTGGATTTGTTGGATGTGCATCTAAGAATTCTGCTGGATTTACCACGTTCACTAGAAGATCAAATACTACGGTTAATGATAATAAATGGCATCAAGTAGTGGTACAATTTACAACCAGTACGACTGTGGGGGCAAATAATGGTGCTCAAATTTATATTGATGGTGAGTTAAACCAAGCCGCTCAATCAAATTCGGGCCAAGTATATGCGGCTGAAACAACGAATCTACAGATAGGCAGACGTATTAATGATTTATTTTATGCTGGAAATATTGGGTTTGTACAAATTTATAATAGAGCATTGACTGCCGCAGAAATTCTTCAAAACTTTAATGCCACCCGTGGTCGTTTCGGAGTATAATTATGGCTGTCAGTGGTGGACCGAATATTGTAGAAGATGGATTGGTACTTACGTTTGATGCAGGAAGTAGAAAGTCATATCCAGGAAGTGGTACTGTTTGGCGTGATTTATTAGGAAGTACGATTTCCGCTTCATTGGTGAGTGGTTCTACCTTTAATTCATCAAATCTTGGCAATATTGCATTTGACGGAATTGATGATCAAGTAATAATTGCAAATTCATCTAGTTTCAATAATACAACAAGTAAAACTGTAGAATTGTGGATACGTGCTGGAAATATCAATGGAACATTTAATGCTATTATGACAAATAGAAATAATAGTGATTCATTAACAAACTTTGCATTCTATTTAGATGATAGACAGGTCGTAAGAACATGGAATTCGTCTGGAACGGACCAAATGGTATTGATATATGCTACATCGAACGGAACTACCCCGTATTTTACATGGTCGAAAGAATCACTTGGGATAACGAACGGTGACAACGCATGGCATCAAATAGTTGGAATTACAGATATTGCACAAAGTAGAATAGAATTATATTACGATGGACAATTCAAACATTCCACTAGTATAGCTGGAACAATTTCTACACCCGACACATCACTTCGAATTGGTTCTGGATATGATGTTGGAACTACGCAATTTCCGTTTGCAGGCAATATAGCAAGTATTAAAATATACAATAGAGTATTATCCGCATTAGAAATTCTACAAAACTACAATGCATTACGGTCACGTTTCAATACTTAAAACTATTTATATAGGTAACTTTTAAGAAACACTATGCCAAATAATATTCTTATCACACCTGGTGCCGCCAGTATACAATTTAGTGGGTCAGCAAATAACGATACGATTCGTCTCCAAGTAGAAGCGTCCGGTGGTGTAGCTTTCTACGGCAACAGCGGGTCATTATTCTCTATTACTGATCAACTCTCTGGCTCACTCATGAGCGTCAATGATATTTCAGGATTACCCATTCTTGAAGTATTTAGTGATGATAGAGTGGTGATGGGAACATTGAACCAAAATACGTTGGTGGTGACCGGAAGTCGTGTTGGTATTGGTATGGCTCGACCAACTACACCGTTGCAAGTACAAGGGGTGGTGTCAGCAAGTGCATTCAGTGGTTCATTGATAGGAACGGCATCATTTGCTACCACGGCAAGTGCGGCGACCTCTATTACCTTTACTCCTGCTACGGCATCGTTTGCTACCTCTGCATCCTTTGCCCCGCTAACATTACCGAGTGGATTGGTATCATCGTCATTACAAATAAATACTGGTAGTTTTAGCGGCTCATTCACAGGTACATTGATTGGTACGAGCAGTTGGGCAAGTAATGTAATAAGTGCATCATTTGCAACTTCTGCGTCATACACACCGCCATCATTTATTGACAATTATGTAACGGTGGGACTTGCCGGTAGTAACACGAATTATACATCAATCAAAGCAGCGGTTGATAGCATTACAGACGCTTCTGCAGCAAATACGTACACGGTGCGTGTATATCCCGGCGTGTACATTGAAGATACGATTACGTTAAAACCGTATATTGCAATTAAGGGTGATTCGTCTATTTCCACAGTTGTCTCTGCATCAAACCCTGCAAATACCATCTTCGTCATGGCTGACCAAACAATGGTCATTGACATGCAGATACAAGGGTCTACTGCTGCAAATACCTCCGCTGTCGTATATTCTTCACCAACAACACCACAAACGAACGCTATTGCGTATGTAGAAAACGTTCGATTTGGCACCAACTATACAAACGCAAAAGTTGTGGGTAGTGGAAGTAGTGGAAATTGTATCCTCCAATGTTCCAACGTCAAGTACGGTGGGTTCACTTCGGGAAGTAAATCATTTGATGTTGGTTTCTACGTGACATCTGGGTCCGATGGTGGTATCGGACGTATGCAATTACGTAACGTTACGTCTACCAACGGTGGTGTTGCAGGAACTGACAATGACCAAATCTTTGCTCTTGCTGATGCACCAGGCTGTACGTTCATTGTTAATGGATGTTTGTTAACCCGTGCAACAGGTGCGGCACGAGGAACGGGGTTTAAAGTATATAATGGTGGACAACTTCGACTAACAGGCGTCAACTTCCAACGTTGGATACGGGGTATTTGGGCACCACAGACTGGTTCTGCGCCAAGTATTGACGCAATTGCCTTAAACTTTGAAAATTGTACGACAGACGTAGCAATTGAACATACGGGGTCGTTGGGTAAAGTACAAGGTACGGACAATTTCTTAAAGACACAAATTGCCTTAAATGCTCCACTATACGAAGTCGGACAAGACCCACGAAAGATTACCGTTGCAAAGAAAGGTGGAGACTTCACCTCTATCAGTGCATCCGTAGCATATATCACCGACTCATCTGAAAATAATAGATATATCATTGAAGTTGGTCCTGGTCAATTTACTGAAAGTGAAATTGATTTAACTAATAAACCATATGTCAGTATATTCGGGTCGGACATTCAAGCCACAGAAGTAATTGCCTCTGGAAGCAATCATAACATCTTCAAACTCGGTAATACGAGTGAAGTATCATTTATGACACTGCGAGGTTCCGGTGTTGGATGTGCGGCGTTTGATGCAACTGATTTGGATGGATTTGCACTGGTTCACAAAATATCCATTTATGATTGTGATTACGGTGTTAAAGTAATTGGTAATACAGCAGCAACATCATTCTTCGGTGAATATGTCGATATGAATGGAACATTCAGTTACGGTACGTATGTATCGTCAAGTAACGGTACCGTAGTTGATGCCAATATGGAAAACTACTACTTGTTCCCATCGGCAAGTGCTGTTATTGGTAATTATATAGCGGGACCAAGTGCAAGTTTAAGTTTATATGCGGCAAAGTACCAAGGTGACGGTACAGCAAATTCCACGGCGATACGAATGGAAAATGGGGCGGTATTAGAAGCCGCCGCAGTAGACATTCAAAATCCTGACTATGGACTAGTTATTCCAGCAGGAGGAAATGGACCAGAATTTAGAATTGTTGGTGGTATGATTCACGATACGGGCACCTATGATTTTGATGTTCAAAATTCATCAACTCGTGGACGATATCAAGGTGTATCCAATCACACAAAAATTAATAATAATAGTGAAAACTTTTACTGGAACTTCTTAGACGATGAAGACGGTGAAAATGACGTAACTCGTAAGTTATCCGTCACCTTTGCTGATGGTACGCATACGGACGCAACAACCCTTATCTTTAAGGGTTCACCAATGGGTGTCATGCAAGGTGGGACTATTACTACTGGAAGTGGATTTGGTATTACTGCGGCAAGTGGATTCGGATACTTACAAGATACCATAGATACAGATGTATACAAGAGATTGGATTGGGTGGATGGTACTCTTACATTAACGGCAAATTCCAATAACTATATTTACATTACGGATGCTGGAACATTAACATCTGCGGGTACAATTCCAGATAATGAAACGAATATTATTCTTGGAAGAGTTGTCACCAACGATACAAAGGTAGAATTTATTGACCAAACGTTGTATAACGGTGAACACATGGCTAACAAGCTTTCTACGTTCAATAGAAAAGCCTTGGGACCAGTATTTGCCGCAGGATCAACAGTAACACAAAACGTAACCCCATTTAAATTAGATGTTACACAAGGAACGTATTTCTTCTCGGAAAACGAGTTTACTCCGATAGGAACATCCTCTATAAATCTTACGCAATATTATCCAAGTGCATCGGCATGGGCACGATATACGTCATCAATCGTTCCAAATAATGTATATGCATCAAGTAGTGCCCTAGTTGCAATGTCCGCATCTGCTTATACGAAGCATACAGTCTACTTGGTGGGTGATGGTGCTGATGAAAAATATTTCTTGATATTAAATAGTAATCAATATTCTACCCTTGTTGAAGCGGAAAATGCAAACTTACCATCTATTCCATCGTATTTTAATGATGGGGTGGTACCGTTGGCCGCAGTGTATGTACAATCCGGTTCGGCAAATATTACTCAAATTCAAGATATCCGTCCAATAATTGGATTTAGAGCAACCGGTGTAAATGCTTCATCTGTTCACGGAAATCTCTTAGGATTAGATGCCGATGACCACACACAATATTTGTTGGTCAACGGTGCTCGTGCAATGGCAGGAACTCTGTCGTTGGGTGGAAATGATATTACAAATGTTGGTACGATGTTTGGGACGGCAAGTTGGGCAACTAATGCAGTTAATGCAATTACGGCAAGTGCGGCCAACTCCATCACCTTTACTCCAGCAACTGCATCCTTTGCGCCAACATCAAGTCTAACAATATCGGCATCGTTTGCTACAAGTTCAAGTAGAGCAGTTACATCAAGTTTTAGTATATCGTCATCATTTACAACAAATGCAGTATCGTCATCATATCCACTACAGGTAGTAAATAGTTCATTAGTATCTTTTGAAGTTAGCAGGTCGGGCGTTATCCCAACGGGCTCAGTAATACTTGGTGCCAATGCGGCAGGCTTGTTGACTAACAACCCCAACGGCATTATTGTTATAGGTTCACATTCGTTATTTTCATCTTCCCTTACAAACAGTACCAATTCTGGAGTATATATTGGTGCAGGGACTGCAGCTCGGGGAGGTACATTTTTTAGTGACGTTATAATTGGACCACTCGCAAGTGCCAACTCAAACGTTGGCGCCGGTCAGGTGGTTGCAATAGGCTTGTCGGCAAACGCAAATACCACGGGTTCAGGAAACACAGTATCAATCGGTTCACGACCGGGTGTATTTTCAAAATATGTAGATTATGCTATCTCTATAGGAGAGTACGCCGGTAGTAATGTACAACGTGCCACTTATGCAATTAATATAGGATATTATGCAGGCGAATTCGGTAATAGTGGTTCACGAAGAATTGCAATAGGTGAATATGCGGGAGCATATACAGATCTGTCGGAATATTCCGTAAATATTGGCACCCTTGCAGGATTGGGGGTCAGTTCATCTGCTGGTTCAATAAATATTGGCCGTGACGCTGGAAGGTTTACTGGTAATGCCACCAATAACAGTAAATCAATAAATTATTCCACAAATATTGGTCATGGGGCGGGGAAAAATGCCAGTACTCCATTTTCAATTAATATTGGAGTTTCCGCCGGACAACCAACGTCATCAATTTTAACGGGTAGTAATACTATTGTTATTGGAAATGGAATAGCAGTACCCAATAATTCTACAAATTTCATGAATTTGGGCGGATTATTATTTGCAACAGGTATCCACAGCTCCAGTGATTTTGTTAATTCGCCAACAACGGTAACATCCAGTTTATCCGCACAAGCAAAAGTAGGTATATTAACTCCCACTCCACAGTACACATTAGATGTCTCGGGTAGTGGTAATTTTACTAATGGATTAACCGTTACTGGTTCATTAATTGCCACGGCAAGTTGGGCAAGTAATTCTGTAAGTTCGTCATTTGCCACATCGGCGTCATGGGCTCCGAGTATTGGTGGAGTTACATCAATAGTGGCAGGTAATGGATTGACAGGCGGTACTATCAACTCTACAGGAACTATTACACTGGATACAAGTTCAGTTCATTTCCTAGACGGTGTGAAAAAGGAATTAAATACCGAGGGGGTGGTATCTTCTTCAACACAAATTAGTTACACGCAACTCCAAAATATTCCAGCTAATATTGTTAGTAGTTCTGCTCAAGTAATTGCATTCTTGCCAGTAGGCACGGTATCAAGTTCGTTACAAATCAGTACGGGGTCGTTTACTGGGTCTTTCTCCGGTTCGTTGTTAGGTAGTAGTTCATTTGCTACTACCTCATCATTTGCATCAAATGTCTTACGCTCCAAAGCAGGAAATGTGACAAATACCTCGTTTGCCGGCAACCCACGAAAAGCAACGGTGACGTTTACCACGGCGTTTCCGAATACAAATTACGCAATCACGGTTACTGGAGAAGATGCACGGTCATGGACGATTGAAAGTAAACTTGCGGGAAGTTTCGTAATTAATGCAAATAGTAACACTGGGTTAGCTGGTACTACGTATTGGATTGCAACCGCATACGGAGAAAATTAACATATGGGTATACGATTATCTAAAGGAGTTAAAATTTCTAATAAATCTGTTATATGTGATTTTTCAAATATACCGATAGCTCCAACAAATTTTACCTATGCGTATTCTACGCTACAAACATATAATACTGTAAACTTGTCTCCACCAAACACAGGGACGTTTCCATCAGATGGAATTTCATTTGATAATACTTATTTGAATGGACAATATAATATATTAGGTTTTAATGCAAGGGTACAAACAATACAATTTACATTCACGAATAACCTTTCAGATGATTTTTTTTCACCTCGTCAATTAACAACGTATTTTTACAACGGAGTTAATTGGGATATACGTTCTACACCAGCCAAGTTATCAGCAGATGCATATCCACCTTCGGGTAAGGTAGATATATTTATCAGTTCACCATCAACGTGGCAACCAACTATTATTAATGGATTTTATGCATATTGGCTTATCTTGGGTCCAGAAAATTTTTCAGATCCAGCAACTTTAACGCCTATAAATCAATTATATTCGGCTCAAGTGGTAGGTATAATCGGGACACCAATAGAAACTCGTGCATATACAGTACAAACGTTCACCACACCAGGTGCTGGAAGTTGGACCAAACCGTTGGGAGTTACGGAAGTTATCGTGGAATGTTGGGGTGGTGGCGGTGCTGGTGGCGGTGCAACGCTTAATAATCAGGCGGGGCACGGGGGTGCGGGAGGTCAATACGCTAGAAAAACGATAACATACGGGTCTGCACAGCAATCTATTTCATATTCTGTGGCAGCATCGGTTGCAGGAACTACTGGAAATGGGGCAACTGGTAATGATACAACGTGGGATACGAATGTTGTGGTGGCAAAAGGAGGAACTGGAGGTCCAGCCAACAGTTCTGATATAACTGAAAACGTACCCACAGGTTCTATAAATGGAGGAATTGGTGATGTGGTGTTTTCAGGATTTGATCAAAACGGAGAAGCCGGTAGTACGGGTATTCCTTCGGGACAAGGAGGGGGTCGTGGTGGACTTGGAGCTGGTTCGTATGGTATTTCCGGTACCTCGTTTGATTTCGGTGGGGCTGGAGGTACCTTTGCACTTGCATCCACACAAGGAGTCAACGGAAATCCAGGAGAAAATTATGGTGGTGCTGGCGGCGGCGCTGCAAAAGTATCCGGAGCAAACCGTTCAGGTGGAGCAGGAGCACAAGGATTAATTCGTATTAGTTACAGATAATACTACTATTTATCGTATAGACATTTAATACAACATATAGATATGCCAATATTTTTTACGGACACAGGTAGTTTCAACCAATTAGAAGTCACTGGGAGCACGATACTTTCGGGTTCCTTGATTATTTCAGGTGCCTCGCAATTTGCTAACGGGGGCCTTACTGGGTCGTTGTTCGGAACGAGTAGTTGGGCAAATAATGCAATAACTGCGTCAGCGGCAACCTCTATTACATTTACACCAACTACCGCTTCGTTTGCGACAACGGCGTCCTTCGCAACCACTGCCTCGTTTGCATCAACGTACATACTTCCATCGGGAGTGGTATCTTCTTCCGCACAAATTAATACCGGAAGTTTTACAGGGTCATTTATTGGAAATATCACTTCGTCAAATGTTCAATTAAATAATTTGGCTGATACGACCGCAACAAACAAAGTATTGGTCTTGAATACGGCAACAAACCAAATCTTTACGACTGCATCAGTTGGTACCGGTGGTGGTCCGGGTGGCAGTACGTTCCCGTATGATGGAAGAACAACTCCCGCCGTAATTTCAGGTTCATTAATTCTTTCTGGAAGTGGAATAATTCCCGCATTGAGAGTAACTGGTTCCACGGTGTTACGTGGAAGTGGTTCTGCATTATTTACAATAATTGGTAATGATGGGCAATTGTTTGAAGTTACGGATGATTCATCTAGTGATTTGTTTACATTAACATCTGCTAGTATTGATGTGTTTAAGGTAAACAATAGACGAGAAGTAAACATTTCTGGATCATTGAAGATTACAGGGTCATCCCATATTATCGGGAATCAAGAAATTAGCGGATCATTGTTAATGTCAAGTTCAAATAATAACAGTCCAGTAATTATCAGTGGTAGCACAGATAGCTTTTTTGAATTAGAAGTAGTCAATTTTTCGGCGGGAAATAATGCAAGTTCGGACATTGTAGTATCATCAAATAATACCACGGATTCTGGTAATTATATTGATTTAGGTATTAATAGCACCACGTATAATGGAGGATTGGTTGGTGGTCCATCGGACGGGTATGTATATTTTACCTCTAGTGTGGGTGAATTAGATATCGGGAATGCCTCACCTGTTTCAACTGGTAATATTCGATTGTTTGCTGGTGGTCGAGACAGCACGGCAACAACACGAGTATTCATTAGCTCCAGTGGAAACGTTGGCATTAATACTACGACCAATTTACGTAACACACTATCGGTGAACGGAAGTATTAGTGCTTCCGCTGGGATTACTGGATCATTCACGGGGTCGTTTACTGGATCACTTGCACAATTCAATCCCGTAGCACTACGCATCACCGTAGGTACCACGGCCCCATCAAGTCCCGCAATCAACGATTTGTGGGTAGATACTAATTAATAGGATACTATATGTTACATATTAATCAAACAGATTATAGTGGTTTTGACATGACATTCTCTAATGGATGGAAAGTGTCTATACAATTTGGACCAAATACGTTGAGTGATAACCAATTTGAAACAGAATATAACGATTCCACCAACGCAGAAATTCGTGCGTGGGACAATACAAATTCTCCCTATATATTTGAGAATAGTAGTGATGACGTACTGGGATTTATAACCGTAGATAAAATAGCAGATTTTATTACCTATATACGAAACAAGGAGAGTGTGTAATGTTATATGTGCCAGGTGGTGGAAACGTCTTTGGATTCGTATCAGCATCAACGGCGGGAACTCGACCCGTTGCCGCACAAGGAACATCAGTTACGCCAGGTACGGTTGGGTTTGGTGCCTATGCACAAGTTGGATTAGACTTGACAGATGATTCATATGGAATATTAATCGGTGTCAATTCTAACAGTGCGAACAACGCATCTAGACGTACAGTGGTAAATATTGGCGTCGATTTAGCGGGTGGTACCACATTCACTACAGTAATACCGAATCTAGTAGCCGGTGGCGCTCCCACGTTCATAACTGAAGGAAATGCACAATACTATTTCTTTCCCATTTTTATCCCCTCGGGGTCAGCGGTAGGAGCACAAGCGTTTGGGTCGGTGAATACCGCAATTCGTGTGTTTGCTCAATTCTATCATAAACCACTGAACCCATCCGCTCAACGTATTGCTACGTATGCAGAATCTATTGGTGAAAGTACATTTGAAGGAACAAACTTTGTCCCATCGGTTACAGCGGCAAATGGAACATGGACGTTATTAGGGTCTACTATACGAGACTTATGGTGGTGGCAAGTAGGCGTTCAAGGAACGGCAAGTGATACTTCATATGCTGCAACCACTACGATTCTCGTTGACGTAGGCGTCGGGGATGGAACAGTGGCGGGAACCAGAGTTATTTTAAAAGACGTACCAATACGTCAAGGGGCAACCGCAGAATCTTTCAATAATATCCCGTTACTAGGTGCATGTGAATTCCCAGTTCCCGCAGGAAGTAATATTTATATACGTGGACAAAACAGTGGTGCCAACGAAACAGGTAACTATAATGCCGTCGTAGTTGCGGCTGGAGGGTAAGATATGGCAATAACGCAAGCATTTAGTGGAACGGCAGCAATTGGTGCAACCGAATTTTCTGCGCCAAATAACGCAACCTATTCTGCCATTAACGCAGAAGTAGATGACGGAGTGTATCAAGTCTTTTTAGATACATCAGATATGGTTGCGGGAGACGAATTACGTATTCGTGTATATGAAAAATGCACAGGCGCTGGTGACGCACAGCGTATTATTTACGAATCGTTTATTACGGGAACCATGACCGATACATGGGTTAGCCCTTCGTTGATACTATTACATGGGTGGGATGTCACATTAACCACGATTGCAGGAGGAACTATCACAGTTCTCTGGTCAATCCGAAGAGTAGCATAGTATGTCTACATGGATTTATCAACCACTGCTTCCTGCGGCCGCAGATTTACAAAGTGCAGTCGTTGGAACCACGGGACAAATTAAAGTGTGGGATGGTGCACAATGGATAGCAAAGCCCATGAAAGTATGGGACGGTTCTACGTGGCAAATTAAACCTGTGAAGTATTGGAATGGAACTGCGTGGATAACTACGCCATTTTAAATTAACATATTTATGAGTAAATTCTGTAGGATATGGACATGAGTACATATTTATATACAGACATTAAATATAAAACTCCATGGGATTAAAAGAATATTTACAAGCCGGTGCAAGTTTAACACGGGATAATATCGAAATATTAACAGACGTAGCAGGATCAGGATCTGTTGATTTAGGTTCTGCATACGTGTTATATGCAATTCAGTCAAATACGTCATGTAGACTGCGTTTGTATGACAATTTAGATAGTCTAAATAATTTGACAGAGCAGTCACGTGCATTTGGTGATACAAATATTCCTGCATCGATTTCATTAATAGGTGATTTTACGATGGCTGCGGGCACATATACGATTGACCCCGCACTATATGGTGTGGTTGGTACACCATCAACAAAATTAACCTATTATAAAATAGATAACGCACCATCAGTACCTAGATTGACATTTGGTAGATACTTATTAGAAGATTCAGTAATTAGTACAGATAGTCGTGTAGAATTACCATCAATACAAGTATCACTGTCACCAGGACAATTAGCAAGTGGTTCAGTTACGAATGCTGATATTCCACGAACCTACTTATTTGTAAGTGCATCAGTTAGTAACACTTCGGCACCCATACGAGTACGATTTTATAATACACAACCAATCTTAAATAATACTACCGAAAAAAATAGACCGTATGCATCGGAAACACAAACAAACACGTTACTGTTAGATGCAATTTTAACGGGAAGTGAGACTACCTATTTTGTACCAAAAATTATTGGAGCAAATATACAAAATATGGGAACGGACTTGAATATTATTAAGAATAGTTTTTCCACACTTGCGGGAAAACATGAAATTTACTATATGATAGAGAATCTTGCATCAGTAGGTTCTTCTCAAAGTGTAACCGCATCGGTTCACGTATTTTCGTTAGAAACTTAAGGTGTTGCGTGTATATCCAATTTAGAATGAGAATGTAATGTCCGTATTTTTTCCGTTTGCTATCCCAGCATCCAGTTCATATGCAATTTCTGCCAGTATTGTTACTACCGTTAACAGTCCTGGATATAGTATTTTATATGCACTTACGGGTAGTTTCGGAAATAGAGGTCCGTCTGGGTCGGCTGCAGCAGGATGTCCTGCTGGATACACGGAAGTGAATTACAGTTTAATTGCCTATCGTCCCCGCAATTATTTTCTGTGTCACTCCCCAATACCAACACCTACACCAACAACAAGTGCCACACCAACCCCAACCCCAACACCTACAGCAACACCTACAGCAACACCAACCGCTACACCGACTGCTACACCGACACCAACTGCTACACCAGTGCCACCAACAGCCACGCCAGTACCTACGGCTACACCAGTACCACCAACTGCCACACCAGCACCTACGCCAACACCAGTACCACCAACGGCTACGCCAACACCAGTACAACCAACCGCCACCCCAGTACCTACGGCTACACCAGTACCACCAACGGCTACGCCAACACCAGTACAACCAACCGCTACACCAACTGCTACACCAGGACCAGTAGAACCAACTGCTACACCGACACCAACTGCTACACCAACACCAACGGCTACACCAACACCAACGGCTACACCAGAACCAGTAGAACCAACTGCTACACCGACACCATTACCACCTACGGCTACACCAACACCAACGGCTACGCCGTCGTGTATTACGGAAGGTAATGCGTGTGTAATTAGCGGTTCTCCAGTAGGAACTTGCTGTGATGGATTAACGTGTACCGAGGTAGATGGTAACCTCAGTACGTGTCAAACTGCTGCACCGCCGTCACCAACACCAACACCAGTACAACCAACTGCTACACCAACGTGTATTACGTCAGGTAACGCATGTATAGTCAGCGGTTCTCCAGTAGGAACTTGCTGTGATGGATTAACGTGTACCGAGGTAGATGGTAACCTCAGTACGTGTCAGGGTGGTGGACCACCGGCACCAACTGCTACACCAGCACCAACTGCTACACCAGCAGCACCGACCGCTACACCAACGTGTATTACGTCAGGTAATGCATGTATAGTCAGTGGCTCTCCAGTAGGAACTTGCTGTGATGGATTGGATTGCGTTGAAGTGGATGGTAACCTCAGTACGTGTCAGGGTGGTGGGCCACCGGCACCAACAGCGACACCAGTACCAGACCCAACAGCGACACCAGTACCGGACCCAACGGCTACACCGGGACCAGAACCAACAGCGACACCAGTACCAGACCCAACAGCGACACCAGTACCAGAACCAACAGCGACACCAGTACCTGACCCAACGGCTACACCAGAACCATGTGCAGATCAGGGCCAAAGTTGTTTATCATTATCATGTTGTAATGGCTTAACTTGTTTAGAGAATGTCTGTGTATTATAATAATTAATAAATAAAACATATGAAGGAAAGGTTTATGAAAAATACTATATTTGTACAAATTGCATCGTACCGTGACCCTGAGTTAGTTCCAACTATACGAGATTGTATAGTTAAGGCAAAACATCCAGAACATTTACGATTTGGAATTGCGTGGCAACATTCTGAAGAAGATGTGTGGGATAATTTAGATGAATTTAAAGAAGATTCTAGATTTAGTATAATAGATATTCCCTATAAAGAATCGAATGGTGCGTGCTGGGCACGAAATAAAATACAGCAACTATATAATGATGAAAAATATACCCTTCAATTAGATTCTCATCATAGATTTGTACAAAATTGGGACGTAGAATGTATTAACATGATTGAGCAATTGCAAAACGATGGATATAAAAAACCGTTACTGACAAGTTACATCCCATCATACGACCCAGAAAACGACCCAGACGGTCGGGTACAGATTCCCTGGAAAATGAATTTTGATAGATTCATTCCAGAAGGTGCAATATTTTTTATACCCGCCGGAATTGACAATTATAAAAATTTACAATCTCCTATACCTGGGAGATTTTATTCGGCACATTTTGCCTTCACGTTGGGGCAATTTTGTAAAGAAGTTCCTCACGACCCTAATTACTATTTTCACGGCGAAGAAATTTCAATTGCGGTACGAGCATATACGTGGGGATATGATATATTTCATCCGCATAAAATTGTAGCTTGGCATGAATACACTAGAAAGAATAGAACTAAGCAGTGGGATGACGACAAAACGTGGTGGGAAAAAAATTCAAAATCACATCTAAGAAATAGAAAATTATTTGGTATGGATGGTGAAGCTCAAGATATTGATTTTGGGATATACGGGTTCGGAACAAAAAGAACATTACAGCAGTATGAACGATATGCGGGAATAAACTTTAAGAAGAGAGCAGTTCAGCAATACACAATTGAAAATAATCTTCCACCAAATCCTATCTATTTGTCGGAAGAACAATATGAAAAAAATTGGGTATCAATATTTAAATATTGTCTAGATATACCACTTGACCAAGTTCCCGAAAATGATTATAATGTATGGGTTGTTGCATTTGAAGATGAAACTGGTACAGAATTGTATAGAAAAGACGTACTAAAAGACGAGATACAACAGTTAAAATCTACTAATGACCCTTATATAAAAATTTGGAGAGAATTTAATACGGTTAAAAAACCGTATAAATATATTTTCTGGCCCCACTCAGAAACAAAGGGGTGGTTGGATAGAAGGAGTGTGGTTATATGAACCTAACCGTTGTTGTTTGTCATTTTCAAGAAAATTTGGATTGGATTAAACAAATAAAGTATCCCGTTGTGGTATATAACAAAAATCCGGACAAAAATAATTTATATGAAAAAAATTTACCTAATGTTGGATATGATGCAATCGCATATTTAACATACATCATAGACAATTACGATAATTTACCGGATTTCGTATGTTTCAGTCAAGACGACCCGTTTACGCATTGTCCAAATTTTATAAACAATGTTAATAATTTTGACACAACTCAGTCATTTTATCCATTGGGAATCTCGTATATCAGAGATGTTGATTCTATCGTTAAAGAAACTGTGCAGTATGCAGAGAACGTACACATTGAATATAATCTACCCATAAAATTTATAAGTGGGGCACAATGCATTGTTTCTAAAAAATTAATTTTACAACGAAGTAAAGAGTCGTATGAAAAAATAAAAAAATCAATTCCATTGGAAGTGAAGAGTCAAATTAACTACTTGATTGAATATCTGTGGCCCACGATACTTGGATTTAATGAAACGTTAGTTGTGGGTACGGGAACTTGTTGATATGAAAAAAGCATTAATAGGAACATCAAACAATATAGTACAGAACAAAGCAAAAATTAAAATTTGGGCAGAAAGTTTTAGAAAATTTTCCGATGGCGATGTTATATTACTAGCAGTAAATACTAATGAAGATGATATCAAGGTGTGTGAGGAATTGAATATAGCGTGCCATCCAGTTCAAATAGAAGATACGTGGTACATTAATAATAAACGATTGGAGCACACGGTTGACTATTTAAAACAAAGTAATATAGATTTGTTCATGGTTACAGATGTGTTCGATGTAGTGTTTCAGGCAGATCCGTTTTTGAAAATGGATTTACATACATATGATATATTTGTTAGCGGAGAAGGAGTGCTGGTCAACGAGGAACCTTGGAACTCCGATGTATTGAATAAATGCTATCCAGAAGAAATGGAAAAATGTCGGTCGTTTGAGGTAATATGTTCGGGCGTGATGGCGGGAAAACGTGAACAACTAATACACATGTTACAACAAATGCATGAGTTGTGTGAAGTTGGTGTTAATAATCACAACATCCGTGACCAAGCTGCACTAATTATATTGTTAGCAAATGGAAAAATTCCAAATGTTAAAATTTTTAATTTAACTGATGGCTGGGCAATGCACTGTGCCGCAGCAGGCCCGACTAATTTTTTTGATGCATGGGGATTTAAAGGTATAATCGAAACAAGATATGGAATCCCGCAATTACTCAATGATAGAATATGTACGTCGGACGAAAAAATATATGATATTGTACATCAATTTAATAGAGTTCCACACTGGCATAAAATTTTAATAAATTCATATGAATAGTGCATACTGCGTTTGTACAACACCGGATATGTATCCACATTTTGAGGCAAACTGGGATGAGTTTAGAAAAACTGACAAACATCTAACAGTTATAGCGGATGTGACAAGAGATAGTACCTTTGACGTTGGTTTTACGTATACTGAATCGGATGTTAGAAAAAATCTTAATTTCGACCGTCAAGTGAGTACGAAGCATTTTTGGAATAGCATCGGCAATCGAAATATTATTTGGTTCTATGCACATTTCAGAATGTTGAATTATTATTTAACACATCCTAATTATGACTATTATTGGTTTTTTGATGATGATGTAAGTGTAGGTGATTGGAATGCATTTTTTGCTAATGTTGATACCGATAATAGTGATTTTATTTCGTATTTTATATTTAAACACAAAGACGTATCATCACAGCCTACGATTCCCCACATAGACCACAATACATATTCAAATGAACAGTGGTTTTATAGATTTCCAGGTGATGGTGATATCATACCAAATGATGTTACTGAATTATTTGGTTCATTTTTTCCGATTGTTAGGTTTTCTAAACGTGCAATGGAAATTCTATTGAAAGTTCATAGAGAAGGGATTTATGGATATTCCGAGGGATTTGTACCAACCATACTAAACAAATATGAAATGAAATTAGCAACATTAATTAATTCAGATAATACATCGCAATTTTTTGATACGGACAAAGTTGAAATTAAACACAAAAACATACAGGTGAAATGGCAATGGATTTAGCACACCCACTTATAAAGAATACTACAGTAGTTACTGCATTATATGATATCGGAAGAGATACATGGGAACAGTTTCGTCAGTCATATGATGGATACATTCATTGGATGGAAAAAACATTATCGTTGCATACTAAATTGGTTATTTACACGCAGTTGAAATTCAAAGATAGGATAGAAACTATTAGAAAAAAGTATGATCCAACTTTAATCGATACTATTATTATCACGCAGGAATTGGAAGAGCTTCCCGCGTATAAAATGTACAATCAAAAATTGGAAACATTAATGAGTTCCGAATCATTTATAAGCAAACTCAGCTTTCCAGACGTACCTGAAATGAGTAAGCCGTTGTATAATGTTATAATGTTCAATAAAATATTTTGGATACGAGACTGTATTGAGAATAAATATTTTGACAATGAACTGGTTATTTGGGCCGATGCAGGAGGATTACGAGAAGCTATCGAGAATTATTCTGGAATTACCTGGCCGAATATACAAAAAATAAATGATTTAGATCTAAACAAAATCACATTCTTCAGTCACAACGAATCGTTTGATGTATCAGATAAAAGATTTCACTCGTTGTCTCAAATAAGAAACATTCAAGGAACAGCATTTATAGTTCCTTCGCATTTAATAGATTTCTTAACTAAAGAATTTTGTGATACGGTAGATGAATCTATTCAACATGGATATATCGGAAGTGATGAAAAAATCTTCGATATTTCTTATACACGAAATAAACATATGTATAATTTAATTAAATGTGGGTGGAGAGAGTATTTTAGTATTTTCCTATAAATTTATAGAGGTGAATAATGAGTAATCAAGTTACTATGGAAGTACCAATAGCACTACAAAATTTAATAAAAGCAAACAACGCTTTATTAAAATCATATCAATCACGATTGATGGAAGAAGTACAACAAGCTAATATACAACTGATGCAAATATTGCAAATAGATCCACGAAACGGGTGGCGGTTAGATATGGATAACATGGTATACGTTCGTATCGACCAATCAGAACCAACCGCAGTTACAGACCCCGATGGGTTTGCGGTGGGAGACGAAGGACAGAAATAATGCATCCGTCGTTAGATGCAGTAATTTTTACGTGGGGAAAGTATAAGGGGCATACGTTGGGGAGTGTTCGACGCATTGCCCCACAATACCTCCAATGGATGAGTACAACGGTAGGTATCCCACCTGCATGGGTAGAAGCTGCTAAACGAGCATTAACCGACGATGATGTATCAGATTTATCCTTACCTCGTACAAAATTATCCCACACCCCACAAGTACAACAAGAAGAAAAAACTGGTCCAATAGAAATATCCTTAAAAGATAGTAAAACTGCATATATTAATATGCCGTATAATAAACTATTATTGGAACAGTTTAAGTATGAAATTGATGGACGAAAGTGGAACGGTGACGAAAAGTATTGGGAGTTTCCGGCAGTTCACTTACCAAAAATACAGAAAATATTCCCGACAGCAACGTTCTCCGACCAAGCAATTAAATTATTAAATAAACTCACTGAACGTCGAGAACACTTAGACGAAATTCGTCAGAAAGACGATACGGATTTTGAAATCAAGGGTATGAAAGTAGAACCTTATCCGTATCAAAAAGTGGGCGTACAATTCGTGGATAGAGCCGGTGGGCGTTGTCTCATCGCCGATGCACCCGGTTTGGGAAAAACCATGCAAGCAATTGCTTATGCACAATTACATAATTTAAAAACAATTATCGTGTGCCCATTATCAGTTGTCGTCAATTGGCAACGTGAAATTAAACGATTTACGGGAAAGGAGAGTACCATATGGGATTCAAAAGGATATGACGGGAAACTCGGAAATCAATTTCATATTAGCCATTACGATGCTGTGTCTAAAAATCATCAGTGGCTTCGTGACCAGCAATTTGATTTACTTGTGTGTGACGAGGCAACCTATCTCAAAAACCGTCAAACAATTCGTGCAAAGTCTATCTTGGGTTCGTATAAAGAACGACGAAAGTATCCCGGCATCAAAACGAAATATTGCATTTTTCTCACCGGCACACCTGTCATGTCTCGCCCAATTGAGGCGTTTGCATTATTAAACTTTCTGGATAAAGATAGATTCAATAATTTCTTTCATTTTACCCAACGGTATGGTGGATGGAAAGGTGCAGCACCGATGAATCTTCAAGACCTTCATGACCGCACCAAAGACTTGGTTATTCGTAGAAAGAAAGAACAAGTCTTGACGGAGATGCCAAAGAAACAACGTAACGATTTGTATGTGGAACTCACAAAAGACGAGAAGAAGGAATATAATCAATTACTGCGTGAAATGTTTGGAAAGTGGAAGATGGACGGTAAACCATCCGTTCAACACATGCCCAAACTCCAAGGATTTTTAATTGAAAAGAAATTACCACGATTGATTGAAATGATTGATGAGTTTATTGACAATGACCGTTCGATACTCATTTTCAGTTGTTATATTAAACCGTTGAAAGCACTATTACAACACTATGGGGATAAAGCGGCGCTATTGACCGGCGAGATGGGTAGAAACGAACGTCAACAGAGTATTGACCGTTTAACGAGTAAACAGGCTAAAGTAGGACTGTTCAGTTTACGTGCAGCAGGTATGGGTATTGACGGCTTACAACATGTGATGGATACGGTAGTATTTATCGACATGGGATGGTTACCAGCAGAACATGAACAAGCAGAAGACCGTACGCATCGTATTGGACAGAAATCGCAAGTCCAAGCATATTATATGATATGTGAAGGAACGATTGACGAATATATGCGGGATATCTTGAAAGAAAAACAAGATATAGCAGATGTGATTGTAGACGGTGCCTTAGTGACACCGCAACGTAACAAATCCATGTTTAAGGAATTCGTCAAGCGAATCAATATGGGGTACCGAGAAGAATTTGATAGTGAAAATACAGAAGAATGATATTTATTAAAGTATAACTTTAACTAAGAGGGTTTTATGGTAGACCAAGAAGTTACAACTAATCAGAATACGTTTCCAACAGAAGTAATTGACCTCCCATCAAAAGGAGTGTTTTACCCAGAAAATAGTCCGTTACGTAGTGGTCAAATTGAATTACATTATATGACCGCAAAACACGAAGATATTTTAACATCCACCAATTTAATTCAAAAAGGATTGGTATTAGATAAATTAATGGATGCCTTAATTGCCACAAAGGGGGTGAAAGCGGCAGACTTGTTACTTGGTGATTTAAATGCGGTCATGGTTGCTTCACGTATTTTGGGGTATGGTAAGGATTATGAAGTTTCTTTAGAATGTCCATCATGCAGTCAATTGGTCGAACAAACTGTAAATTTATCTGAATTGGAAAATGAAAATGAACCGACTGATGGAAATAAACCAGAGTTCAGTGTAGTACTTCCTATTTCGAAAAAACAAGTGGTGTTGAAATTGTTGACTCGTGGCGATGAATTGCGTGTTGAAAAGGAGATTAAGTCGTTGAAAAAAGTCAACGGTGACGTTGACGCAGAAACTACCACACGACTGAAAGCAATTATTACCTCAGTAGACGGAGATTCTTCACCCGGAGCCATCTGGTCATTTGTTGACAATTTACTAGTACGAGATGCTCGATATCTTCGTGAAAAATATAGAAGTTTGGTTCCTGATATTAACTTTAATATAACAGTTGATTGCTCATGCGGAAATATTCAAACGATGAGGTTGCCGATTGGCGCCGACTTTTTTTGGCCTGACGCCAGAGTATAAACTTGATGTATTTAAAAATATGTTAACTATATCTCATTATTCGAAGGGTGCTTTTAGTGTTATGGATTTATATCATATGCCAATTTATATGAGAAATTTCTATATCAAAGAGTTTGTTAAACTAAAAGAACAAGAGAATAGAGAAATTGATAAGGCTAGAAAAAAATGATATTATTACGGAAACTTTTGGAAGAAAATACTAAAGCATATGCGGGAATGTCGGTATCGGGAACTCCGGTTCTTACGGTAGTAAATTCACGTGCATACAAAGGTGCTTCGGTATCCGGAAGTCCGTTATACACCATATCAGGAAATAAACTGTATGCAGGAATAACACGTACTGGTAAACCATTAGCAACATTGGTTGGTGATTTGATATTTAAGGGGATTGCTGTGTCTGGCTCTCCCATTGCCAAACTACAAGGTAATAGGTCATATAAAGGAATATCACCATCGGGAACTTCGTTAGTTACGGTTCCTTCTGGTGATATTGTGACGTTGTTTGCGGCAACATATCACGTTTTATTTGAGTAAATAAATGGCCGATAGAGTTAAGGAAGAACTGGAGAGACTTGAAAGAGAATTACGTCGAACGAGTGAAATGACACGTTCGATGACGGCCTCACAGCAACGACTTACGAATACGTTAACACGAAAGGCTGACTTTGTTACAAAAAGTATAGCTGGTATAATACAGGGAATTCGATTCGATACAGAAGATATCAAATTAAAAGAAAAAAGTATTCAATTAAAACAACGTCAGTTAGACTATGCAAGGGCAAAACTAAAACAAGACGAACGACATTTCAAAGATGCCGAAAAAGCTCATAATGACTTTAAGGCGGCAAATAAACAAAAACTTACCGATTTACACAAACTTGGTACTCAAAGAACTCAAGCACAAAATGACGAGCTTAAAACGTTACTGAAAGATAATGAAACATTAGCAGAGACGAAAAAAAAAGCTCGCACGGCGTATCAAAAATCTACGGATGCCGTAGATAAATTTACAAACCAGATTGAACTAAAATCCGAAGAAGTTAAAAACTTAAAATTTGGACGGATGGCGGAGGGTATTTTAAAAGTTGCCGACACGTTTGAAGGATTAGTGGCTTCGGTTAGAAAAACCCAACAACAGTTCGGTATTTCTGCCGCTCGTGCAACAGAAATAAATTTTAGTAATTTAAAATCAAGCGTAGACAGTTTTGCAAGTGCATTGTTACCGGGTGGAAAGTCTGGTCCCGGTGTTACTATGGAGCAAATTGCACAAGCGCAGCAAGACTTCCAAGATCAATTTGGTGGACTACTCACATCGGAAGCTGCAACCAAGATGGCACAGGAAGCAGTAAAGATGGGTGTAACTACGGAGCAATTAGCAACTGCTCGTCGGGTATTCTTAACACAAACCCGAGGTGATGCAAATAAAGCGCAAGAACAGACTGACAAATTTGTTTCTGAATTTGCCAAGAAAGGATTGTCGTCTAAAGTTGCTATGCAAGAAATTGCAAAGAATTCTGAACTATTAGCAAAAAATGGGGCACGTTTCTCCACACAGATGATACGTGCATTAGCAGATGCAAAGAAAATAGGTGTCGAACTCAGTAAGATTAGTCAATTCGGTGATAATCTGATTAATGACTTTGAAGGATTCCTAGAAAGTCAAGCCGAACTGGGAGCAATGGGATTCGGATTTGATTCCAGTCGATTGGCAGAAATTGCCGAAACTGGGGACGATGCTGCATTATTTGATGAACTTCGATCACAATTAGCGGCCACCGGAAAAGATATTACGAAACTTCGTCGGTCTGAACGATTGGCGTTGGAAAATGCATTCGGTCTAAATATCAGCGATATGTTGGCAATGAGTGGAGAGACGGTGGACGGCGGGGGTGAAGATACCGTAGACCTGCAAAAAAAGACGAATGAATGGTTAAGTACTGCAGTTGATCGTGCCGAAGCAACTGTTAAAGCAGTGCAGGCAGTGGCTAGTGGAATAGGACTAGCAAATATATTATTAAGGTTGATTGAAAGAAACACTAAATTCGGTAATGTAACTAATATACCGGACGTGGATACTGGATCCAGAGGACAGGGGCCCAGAGGAAAGGGAACTCGTTTACGTGCACGAAGCCGACTTGCTAGAAGGTTTTTTTCACGCAGTAAATTGGGTAAGAGAATTCTATCAAGTAGAATAGCAACAAGAGTGGGTTCAAGTAAGTTTGCATCAGTTGCAAGTAAATTAGCAACTAAACTTGATACAAGTACAAAACTTCCTTTATCTAAAGCAACCCGTTTGGGAGGAAGACTATTTGGTGCAGCTGCTGGATTGTACAGTGGATATCAAACTTACCAGCAAGAACGTGCCGAAGGAACTGGTAAAGGAACGGCAGCTACGGCAGCCGCACTCTCAACGGGGGGAGCATTTGGAGGTGCATACGGTGGCGCTCTTCTTGGAGCTAAATTAGGTGCAATCGGCGGTCCTTGGGGAATAGCTATAGGTGGATTTTTAGGTGGTCTAGGCGGAGCAATTTTAGGTGATAAGTTGGCTTCGTGGGTGAACACGAATATCACGAAAAGATTTTCTACAGCTCTAGATTCTGCAGGTAATTCCGTAGGTAAAATGTGGGATTCCTTCACCAGCTGGTTTAGTACTAAACCAGCCGCAGCCAAACCAAAAGTATCAACGGGCGATGACGTTATTGCCAAACCTGGTTATGGGAAGCGTTCATTAGTAACGCCTGCCGGTATTATTGCATTAAACGATAAAGATAATATTATTGCCTATGCAGACGATTTAGTAGGAACAGAAAAACGTCCATATGGGTCTATTGCACAATCAGCAAAGGATGTGGCAAAGGATACGGTAGTTACCGTTACTCGTGACACTGCGGCAAAAGCAGCAGGAAAAGCCATCAGTAATGCAACGGCCAGAATGGCGACCAATGCGATTCCTTTACTCGGGGATGTTGTATCAGCAATCATGGTAGCTAATGATGAATATAAGACGACCAAAGATCTCAAAAAATCAATTAAAGTAGCACTCGGATATTATGCAGCATCGGCTGTCGGTGGCGCTCAAGCGGCCACTTTAGCAAGTCCTACCGGTCCTGGTGCAGTAATAGCAGAAGCCGTCGGCAGTGCGTTAGCTGGTGAGGCATATCTGAAAGGTCGTAAAATAACATATGCAGATGATTTGGTGGGAAGTAAAAAACTTCCAATAGGAACGATTTCTAAATTAATGTCTCGTACAGGTGCAAAAGATAAAGGATTGAATCTACTTAATAGTAGAGTACCAGGCTTTTCCAAGTATATGCCAGAAGCGTCAAATCTAATCGGTACTTATAGACAAGGTGGGACGGGTGGACTAAAAGATTATCTTACTAATCGGGGAGTTGGAATGGCTACTCGTAAGGCACCAATGGTAGCAGATGCCATGGACGTATTTTCTGCTTATAAAACGGGTGGAGTACGTGGTGCGTTAGGTTCGTTGGCTAAAGGTGGGATTGGAAAGTTTATTGGTGGTGCACTTGGAAGTGCAATTCCAATTCCTGGTGTTGGTACAATGATTGGTTCTATGATGGGGTCAAAGGTAGGTAAATTTGTGGGTGGATTGTTTGGGAAGAAAAAACAAACAGTACCACAAATTACTCCTGAAATGATGACGGCTGGAAATCTTCCTAATTTGGCAGCAATGTTGGCCGGTGGAATGTTCCCACAGTCTCGTGAAGGAACTACACAACAACCGACAATAAAAGTAGACACTAGTGGAATAGAACAAAAACTAAATAATTTTATTAATGCACTACAAGGTATTCAAATAAATATGGATGGTAATAAAGTGGGTAAAGTATTGGTGAATACTGCAGAAATTGCGGCGTCCACAGGGGTGTTTAGAGTACAATCAAGATAACTGAGAATACATTATGTCGTTAAAGAATCTAGAACAGCGATTCAATGAAAAAGTAAGTGATTTGTACTCAGGTGCAAAAACTAAATTCGATAACGGTAAACCCAGTTCGGGTCGCAATGATGATCCATTGATTGTCCGTGCACCAGGAAACGGATACTGGAATCCGGCCGAAAGTCGTTCTACACCTGTAGCAAGTGCGTTTAATGATGTAAAGCGTATGACGTTGTTTACTGCCAGTACCCGTGGATTGAAATTTTTAGCCAAGCAACAATTATTACAGACAGGCAATACGTTTGAATCTACACGTATTATAAATCCTGCATTTCACATATCCAACGCAGTTCCATTCATTCACACGAAGCGAATGATTGATATTCCAATAACTGCTCGTGGAATTGCTCGTGCATTATTGGGTAGTAATGCACTGACTAACAGATTGCTTGGTTCTGGTGCACAGAAGAAGGATGTTGCTAGTTTACGAAAAATTGGACAGTTACAAGAAGAAACATATAATAAAGCAACACAAGCAATTAGTATAAAAAGTTTAATTAAAAAAATTCCTGTCATCGGTCAAGTAGTTTCTGCAGTAAAATCAAAACGTAGTGTTGGTGACGGCATAAAAGACTTTGACGAATCTCGTCCAGAACTGTCTAAACTTGGGTTACGGGGAGCAATAACCACATTATTCAGTGGTAACACTACGTCGAAAAGTGGCTATGCAATGGCCAATCAAGTAATATTAAATTCTAAATTAGATAACAAATATGTTACTAATTACATGCCGAACTACTATCCAAAATTAAATGATACGTATGTCACATATCTTAGAAATACTGATGGAGAGTCTACTTGGACACATGTTGGACAAACTGGAAACTTATATATTGCTGCAGTAGAATATCCTATCCGAAGTTCTTCGGGTAAATTACTTTTAAACGTTTTTCGACAATCAAGAACGGCCGCTGCTAAAAAAGTTGATCTGTTAGAAACGTATAAACGATCAAATACTCAGACGATCCTAGAAAAAAATATACCTATAGACAAGTATGTTGATTATGGAACGGGGGTGCGGTATGAAAGAACACCCACCCTAGCAGGATTAAAAGAAATACGACCAAAAGTAATACCAGACAGAAAGGTTTTAGAAGAAAAATATGAATCTAGTTCTTCGTTAGAAACTATTGCGTTAGAAGGTAATCAAGCTGCATATATCAATGAAACGTTAAAACCAACTGTTGGTCAAATTCCAACACATTTGATTGGTGACGCGATATCATATGTAAAATATTTTACATACGGTGAGGGTACTGTACGATTGGCAAATTCTGATGCAATTAAAGACGGCGTATCTACGAATGCAGAATTCGTTGCATTAGGGAGTGATTTTAGACGAAGAAAAATATCTTACATAAAAGATGACTCAAACATAGTAACTGGTGCGAAAAATTCTGCAGTTTCAAAAGAAGCGTATAATCGAATAAATAATGATTTTGATGATCCCATCGTTGTATCGTTTGCAATGGGAAAGGATGGACATGTTAGATTTCGTGCATATATAAGAGATTTGCAACAAACGGTAAATCCAAAATACAATCCATTGCAATATATTGGTAGAATGGAGCAATTTATTTATTACACGGGGGTGCAACGTGATGTTTCATTTAAACTAGGACTAGTTGCATTTTCCAAAGAGGAATTGGATGGAATGTGGAGAAGATTAAATTATCTAACCGGTATGGCATATCCGTATGGATTTAATAAAGGCATCTTCCAACCCAACATAGTTCGAATGACGGTAGGAAATGTATACGTAGACCAACCTGCGTATATTACGGCAGTAAATACAAATTTTTCGGAACTCTCGGAAACATGGGAATTGGATTCCGGTAAACAGGTTCCTATTTCTGCGGTTGTATCTATGAACTTCACGTTGGTTGAGAAGGCGTCAAGAATAGCAGATTCGCCGTTCTATGGTATAACGGAGAAACTGGACGGATTCTCGGAACGAATACCAACTGCCGGTGCTAATGATGATACACTACCCAAGAATGATCAACCAATTTCCGATAACATACTAACCCGAACATTACAGGGGTTTGACCAGCAAGATAGAGATTATACCGCGGCAATAGTGGCTGCAAATAACCGAGGGGATACAGTAACGGTGCAAAACATTGGACTTACACAGGCTAATCGCCGAGAAGAATTTAGACGGGCTACTATGGCAATTACTGCCGCAGCAAATAGGATGAGTGGAAACTAATATGGCACGATATTTAAATAATATAGGAATCAATCGAACCGATGCAGGAAAACGATACTATAGTTCTGCTATCCCATTAGACCCAAAACAAGATGAGTTGGAATACGTACACGAAGCACGGATGGGTGATAGATGGGACACATTAGCTTACAAGTATCTCGGTTCAGCAACCTTATGGTATGTCATTGCTAATGCTAATGATGGACTAAATGGTTCAATATTTATTAAACCAGGAACATTGATTACAATACCTCAAACATATTAATTATGCACACATCCGGTTCTTTTGACTATAAAGTAATAAACGAAAATATACAAGCAATACTACGTGCACGCTCGAAGTTAAATAACACGACACAGGTGGGAATGCCGTTCGTTAAAGCTACTACGACAATTGGTGGTCCCGGTGTACCCTTATTAGATGGTGGTATAGGATTTACATTAGGATTACATGCAATTGACCAAGACGTTAAATATGAAGATATATATTCGTCGCAGGGAAGTGATTCACCGTTAATTGGCTATACGTATGCAAATGGAAAAACTCGACGTATTTACGCTAAAAATGACGTAGACGTAATTGCATCACAAGTGTTCGATTATCGTGCAGAACTATTCACAAATTCAAAAGAATTTATAAGAATTCCCCCGCCTGGTATAACTAATCTAACTGTTGGCAGAAACAAGAATGGATTACTGGCACATGCACAACTTACCGTCAATATTCCATCATTAGCACAATTGGAAAGTTTACAAAAAACGTTCTTGATACCCGGTGTGGGTATGATAGTGGAATGGGGGCAACAATTTGCTTTAGAATCTATAGGAATGGATGCGACCGGGGAATTGCCTGATATTTCCTATGCAATGTTCCCATGGCACGACAAAAATCGAACACTAGATATATTAACTCGTATTGCTAAAAATAATTTTTCACTACAAGATATTTTAGAGAACTATGTGTATCCATCAAGCGGACAATACATGTGGATGTTCGGCCGAGTTTCAAACTTTACAATCACGACATTACCAGATGGGTCTTTTCAATCGATAGTTAAAATCGTTGGCTCCTCAGAGGATTCATGGGCCTACTCAACAAAAAATACCGTAGTTCCTGCAAAAGATGCATCAACTAAATTTTTCTGTGCGTCGGACACGAATAGTGTATACTCGTATTTTGCAGAAACTGCAACAGGCCTAAATTTAAAAACATTATTAGACGACGTTGAAGCTGGAAGTAAATTAAAAGAGTGGCAAGGTCACGTGCAACGTTTTGCACAAGGAAACGTGAAAGAAGGTGATCCTAAAGCTCCTGACGCAGAAAAAAAGAAACCCACCGTTAACCAAAATACCTTTGCAGATTTGGAAGATGCCTATTTCATGACGTGGCGATTTTTTGTAAATGTGGTATTGAATAACGCGGAATTTGGTTTAAAACGTATTTTTACTACCGTCGTAGAAAAAGATGTTTTAGAAAAAATTGGAATGTTGTTACCATATGCAAATGGTCCTGAACGAGATGGTCCTGTTGCAACAAATAGTGCAATCGACGATCCGTTAGAACCGTTTGCTGGATACAATAAATATTTACGGTCAATTGACCCGTCGATTATGATTATTGTAAACGAAGAAGCGGCAGAATTGGCGGCTGCAAATGACCAGTATAAATCTGCCGCATTAGGAGGAAGGAACTTACTGGAACCTACAGATGAATCGGAGAAATTCAAAGCAATTGGACAGTACGATACTGCAGCACCGGACTACAATAAAGGACGGGATTCAAAAGGAGAACCGATGAAAGACCGTTCGTTTTTAAGTACGGGGGTTTGGTTGAATCATAAAACTGTGGTAGAGTCGATGATTGGCGGCGATACCATAGTACGTGGAATTACTAATTTATTAGATCGTATGAATCAAGCTACGTTAAATTATTGGGATTTAACGTTAGACACCGTGGAACCATTGGGTAGTAAACAACCGTCATATAATTACATTGTTATTGATTCCAACGTAAAAGAAAACTCACAAGATGCAGTTTCTAAATTTATTGATAAAGTACATGTATTTAACAAATACGTTAGAACGGATACTAAAAGCGGTCAATTGGTAGGATCGGAATTAATAGAATGTAATATAGATTTGTCGTTACCAAAACGATTATTTTCACAAATAGCTACATTAGGACTTGTACAACCGGAAGATTTGGATAAAGTAGGAATTACTACCGGTAGTGCAGATGACCCCGCCGATTATACAAATCAAAAAACTGCAAAGATATCCGACCCTAATGACACGTTACGTGAATTATATGCAATTACAGTACTATCTCCAAAGGGAGATAGTACTCAGGGCCCGGACTTGACAATCTTACCAAGAACTCAACGTGCTGCACAATTGGCAGCAAATGGTGTATGTGGAAAAGCAAACTCACAGACGCCTGCACAAACTGCTGGTCAAGGTAGTAAAGCAGCTGGTATTTCTACCGAAGAATCGTCCACAGATAAACGTACCCAACAGTTGAACGATGAAAAAGAACAAGCACAGAAATTATTGGATGGTGAGGTGTGTAAGAAATGTGAACAATGTGCACCACCAACTCCTACTGCCCCCACTGGATATAGTCCTACGGCAGCAGGCAAGAATGCATTACAAAATGCCCTCAGTGAACCAGGATTTAAAGAAAAACTTGTACAAATTTGTAATCAGCTTGGATGTAGACCGGAAGACATGTTGAAGGTTATGGCAAATGAATCTGGTATACTACCAAATGCACTTAATAAGAATGGCGGCGCCAGTGGATTGATACAATTCATGCCGAAGACCGCACTTGCGTTAAATACAACAACCGACGCTCTCAGAAGAATGACTAGAGTACAACAATTAGATTATGTGTTTCAATATTACAAACGATTTACTCCACGTGGCGTGAAATTGGATAGTGCAGGAAAATTATATGCGGTTACTTTTTTACCGGGAAGATTGCAAACCCCACTAAAACAGAGTAATTTGCGACCTAATAGCCCATCGATTCCTTCCGGCATAGTATTGACCAGTGAATATGAAATTAGTCGTCCGGATTTTTACACACAAAATAGAGGATTGGATGTTGGTGGCGATGGGTTTATAACTGTAGAAGATTTGACACAAGTAACAAATAAAAAAGCCACTCAATTTGGAATAACTCCTCAAACGTTGAGCGGCGTCACGGTACCTACACCCGCACCTACACCTACACCTGTTCCTGCATCTACACCTGCGCCTACACCGACACCCACTCAACCCAGTCCAAATAACCAAGTTCCGGCAAATACTGGATGCACTGACCAGCAATATTTGAATATTTCAATTGCCAATAATTTTGGGTTAGCACTAGGTCCGACCTCGGACGTTGACATTGCCAATGGAAAAGAATTGTGCAAGAAATGCGAACGTGCAAAACAAACGGTTAAACAAACTACCCAGATTATGCAAGAAGAAGAAAAAGTAAAAGAAATAATAGAGAAAAAACTTAGAGACTTTCCACATCTACAAGCTATATTCAGGTATGTAGAAATGTTCCCTGAATATATGGTTGCTGAAATAACCGACACAGCAAATGGCAATTTTGCAAATGCGTTTGGAGCAAGTCCTGGAGCGTTATCTATCGGCGGCGATCTCATATTACCTGGAATTAGTGGATTACGCGTCGGGGAACTCTTCTGGATAGATAGATTACCATCTTTTTATAAAGTGTTCGGCGCATTCCAAATATTAAGTATTGAAGATGTTATCGACGTTTCTGGG